TAAAATGTTAACACTTACAAGAAGATTTGATCTGAAGAGATTTGCCAACGAGGGAATCGCTCCCCAGACACTGAACGTACAGACAACACTCAAGAACACCGTAGGGAGCAACGACCTTTCCCCTGAGATGAAGGTCTTCTACGATAAGACCCTTCTCAAGTTCGCAAGAGCAAATCTTGTTCACGATCAGTTCGCACAGAAGAGAAATATACCTAAAAACGGCGGAAAGACCATCGAGTTCAGAAGATACTCACAGCTTCCCAAGGCTCTTACTCCTCTTACAGAAGGCGTAACTCCTGACGGACAGAACCTGAATGTAACTGCCATCACTGCAACTGTTGCACAGTATGGCGGATACATCACTCTCTCCGATGTACTGATGCTCACAGCTATCGACAACAACCTTGTTGAAGCTATCGAGCTTCTGGGAGACCAGGCAGGAAGAACGCTTGATACCATCACAAGAGAAGTGCTGGTACAGGGCACCAACGTCCTCTATGCAGGCGGAAGATCTGCAAGAACAGCCATCACTGCATCCGATAAGCTGACAGTAGGCGACATCAAGAAGGCTGTAAGAGAACTTAAGGTAGGACTCGCAAAGAAGATCGACGGAAGCTGGGTAGCTATCGTACATCCTGACTGCGTATATGACCTTGAGAACGATGACGAGTGGATCAATGCATCCCAGTATGCAGGCTCCACACAGATCTTCGAGGGCGAGATCGGTAAGCTGTATGGCGTAAGATTCGTTGAATCCACAGAAGCCAAGATCTGGGCAAAGGCAGGAGCTCCCATTACTTCAGGCGGAACAGACAAGATCTCCGTATATGCAACTCTCGTTATGGGATCCAATGCATACGGAACAACTGCTGTTGAAGGCGGCGGCCTTGAGACCATCGTTAAGCAGCTTGGTTCCGGCGGAACAGCAGACCCTCTTAACCAGAGAGCTACCGCAGGATGGAAGGCAATGAAGACAGCCAAGATCCTCTACGATGACTATATCGTAAGAATCGAATCTGCTTCTTCCTACTCCAATGCAGAGAATGGTGCCGCCAACTAATTTAGGTGGAAAGGACATCTAATGGCAACAAAGAAAAAGACCACAGAGATGGTTACAGAGCCCGAGGTCAGGGAAGAAGCTATTCCTGAGACCGAAGAGAAACTGCTTGCAGACGAGCTTGAGAGATTAAGACGTGAGAGAGAGGAACTCCTCAAGGAAAACGAATCTCTCAAGCAGGAAGCCGAAGAGTACAAGGCAAACGATATCGATATGACAGGCGAACATGATGCCGCCTATTGGGAAGAGAAGATCATGTACACTGTTCCCTTCAACGGGGATGACGAAGATGTATCCGTGAAAGTAAACGGAGAGCGCATCCTCGCTAAACGTGGTGAGACAGTGAAGATCAAGAGAAAGTTTGCTGCAGTGCTTGAGAACCAGGAAGCACAGAGAAGGGAATCCAGAAGGATGAACAACAAGCTCCAGGAAGACTTTGAGAGGCAGACCAAACAGTATCTGGGCTGAATATAAGTTAATGTGGTGGTGGGAAGCATGGGAGACTCCTTTGCTTCCCATATTTTTAAGGAGAAACTAATGAACAAGAAAAACATACCATTTGTCGTCCAGCTAAAGCAGAACAACAACTACATAGTGCAGGGCATTCAGCAGAACGATGCAGGTGTTATATTCGACATCAAGATCATGGATGGCCTGGAGCCTTTCGACTTCTCGGGGTATGGTGTTGTAACTCTGAAGATAGTGAAGCCCGATGAGACCGTGACATACGACTCCACAGGCGGAAATACCGTGGACATAATCGATGCTGAAAACGGAAGGCTGAAACTGAACATCCCCACATCATGCACGACTCAGGACGGAATGCATTTCTGCACTATAGGATTCAGTTCTGATGAGACAACTTACTTTGAATCAGCTACATTCAACTATTTCGTAGGAGCAAATCCCATGGCAGACGATGAGGACATCATAGGGACAGACGAGTATCCCATACTTGGTAATCTCATAGCACTTGTGTCCAACATCGTAGCCAAAGAGAATGCACGTGACGACAACGAGGAACAGAGAAAAGCCGCAGAACTCGAAAGAGAAGCGCAGATGGAACAGATGGAAAACCTTCTCACTGTTATCCAGCAGAGGCTCAACGAAACACAGGCGGCACTTACTCAGCTTAATCAGGCACTTGCGGATGGCGGTTCCATAGACATTTCGCAGATAAACCTTCTTGCGACAAAAGAGTATGCGGATCAGGCAGCACATGAAGCGTCCCTGGTGCCGATTGCGGAGTCAGGGGAAGGCTTCCCTGAACTTGAAGCCGGGGAGCTTGCATACGCAACAGACCTGGGCGAGTTCTATTTAGGCTTGGGTAGCGGCGAACTTGTGACTCTTAATTTCCCGTGTTTCCTTATTACGACTAATGCTCCTACAGACCACAAGAAACTGTGGATAGACCATAGCAACAATACTATAAAGTACTATTACGGCGAATGGAAAAACATAAATGCAGTATTCGCTTAAAGGAGAAGTTACATGGCGACTTATTACTTATACACAAGCCAGTTCAGCTTCAAATCGGACACCAACAAGACCATAAATGCATGCTTGTATTTCCGCTATGATACAACGGAAACTGCAACGGGCGTGACCATTGCGGCAAAATCTGCAGGCATCGCATTCAGAAAGGCCAGCGCAAGTGACCCCGATTCCACATTCAGCATAGAGAAAAACTCGACTGCCACGAAAGATCTTGTGACACCCAACGGCACACACCATTCAAGCACTGCAACGAGATCGAGCAGCAAAACACTTACAGCTACGGCTTCAGGAACAGAATGGAACTATCAGAGCTTTGATTCATGGGACTACACATATGCCGTGACCAAGAGTACAAGTGCACAGACCGTGCACATATCGCTTACAGGACATGCTTTCATCCATTCGGCATACTCCCCAAGCTATGCGACAGTAGACCTTACGGCTTCCGGCACATATGTAGTGCCAGCCCTTCAGAACTGGACAGTATATCTCAATGCCAATGGTGGAACGAACGGCTCAAAGACCAGCTTTGTGAAGTATTACAACACCACAGCATACTTCCCTGCAGGAAGTGAATCCCCTACAAGGAGCGGATGGACATGGCTCGGATGGGGGACATCACCATCATCAACTTCCCCGTCATACACGGCATACTCAGCCTATACTGCTAATGCAGGAGCCACGTTCTACGCTATATGGAGAAAGACCTTATATCTCTCATACAATGCCAATGGCGGAAGCGGTGCTCCGTCTTCATCAAGCGGTAACATATACAACTCCACGACAGGGATGACCTTCAAAATATCGTCTGCAAAGCCGACAAGGGCAGGGTACATCTTCAATGGATGGAGCACATCATCCTCGGCAGCATCAGCATCGTATCAGCCCGGAGGACTCATCCACATAACGGAAAGCAGCACGCTGTATGCCGTATGGAGCCCTGATCCGACTCTCGGTGTGTCGGGGGCATCCACAGAGAACACCTACACGGTGTATACATCCGTGAATAACGAAGTGACGAGGCAGGTGAAGATCTACGAGAACGGAATGCTTATACAGACTGCAGACGTGAAGGGAAACAATTCGTTCGTGTTCACGGGAAAGAGGCCTGAGACATCGTTCACCATCAGGGTAGACCTTCTCGATGGTTCAACGGTGATAGCCACAAAGACCATAACCGTAGCCACAGTGAATTCTGACATCGCACTTACGGGAAGCAACTCCGATTCGACTTATACATCGGTCAAGGCAACGGCATCAGGGATGAAGGCTTCAACAACTTTCGTGAAGACCATTGAATGGCAGTACGCTCTGGCATCAAGCCCGAATGCGAAGACCACGTTCTATTCGGAGACTCTGGGAACCAATACCACATCGGCCACGGCTACCATCACAGGGCTTCTTCCGGGAAGGATATACAACATAACAGCCATATACTATGTTGACGGATATCAGACAGACATAAAGACGATAGCACTTACCACAAAGGCTATGGAAGGAAGCCTGGATATTACGGGAAGAGGCATAAGCACGGTTATAGCCACACTGAAAGATTTAACAGCTATACCTTATGACATCAAGGCGAAGGTGTCTTACAAGGAAGCATCATCGAGCGAATGGATCCTGAAACAGACACACGACATATATGCCAATGCTCAAGCCGATATCCTGACCACGATATCTGCGCTTCGGGCAAGCACCACATATGATATCAAGGCTGATATATTGAGGGCATCTGACAGTGCGCTTATAACCACATTCACCACTCAGGTGACCACAAAGGCATATGTACCAGGCGTTGCTCCTGCTCCGTTCATAGATGACTATATTGTAGTTCCTTACGCAAACGTGGCGTACATCAAATGGCATGTGGAAGGAGACATGGACGGATTCACACTCAAGCTTAAGGAGATGATGTCTGACGAAACTGTTGAAACTTCTTATGACGTGACCGACCTTGGCGGCATCAAGACTTTAAAGAAAACCAAGGGGGTAGGACTTACCCGGAAGTATCAGCTTGTTGTTGTGGATGGTAATGATGAAGAGCACAATCCCACGGAGATCATAAGACTGAATTATCAGAATGTAGAGTTTACTACAAATGCCGCAGGCGATGTGCTCACAATAAAAGCCACAAGAGTATATGGGGTGGCGGATGCGCTTCTTAAGGCGTACACGTTCATAAGGGCTACCCGTGAGACAGACCCCGATGTGCAGGAAGAACAAGACATACTTCGTATGCGCCTTGTGGAAGCAATGAGCCATGCAGCTCAAGGGGAGCCGATAGAGGGAACAGCAGGGCAATCCTATGAACACGAACTTCCGTTACTGCACATAATACCGAGATTTGCATATGCTCTGAATACTTCCCCGAGCACTACTTACAGCGCAATCGCCAAAAATACGAGGATACTTGCATCGAAGACAAATACAAACCTGAATACCGTTCCCAGGGAGCTTTTCAACCGTCTCCGCAATGAGGTGAATTAAATGACAGTAAATGACGCAATATCAAAAGTAAAAGACAGAAAGCCAAACGCCTATTCAGACGAATCTCTTGTGGACTGGCTGAATGAGTGCGAGGCAATGGTGCAGAGGGAGATAATGCTCACTGTACCCGATGAGATAATCCAGTACGATTATCCCGATGATCTCG